TCGACCGAGCCGATCGCCAGGGCGTTGCCGGCACCGGCCGTCGCACCCTGGAAGTAGCTCGAGTTGGAAGCCTCGAACGCCGCCCAGAACACCTGGTTGAACTTCAGCGCGGCACCGCGACCGAGCCGGCGAGGAACCGCCGTCAGAGCCCCGAGGTCGTCGTTGATGATGTCCGTCCGAGTGATGGACGACATCCGGCCGTAGGTCTTCGCCTGGAGCGTGCGGGCCGCGTCGCCGGCATCAGCCGACTTGAGCTTCCCGTCGTTGCCCACTTCGTCGAACACGAACCCGCCGTCGAGGCGAACCCCGGTGGCGGCCTTGAGATCGTTCAGCGGCCGAACGAGGCTGATCTGCTCCCACACCGACTCGACAGCCTCGAAGCCCGAGAGGAGGTACTTGCCGTAGGTCGCTGCGAGGATGTTGGAGATGTTGTGGGTAGCGAAAGCCGCCCGCAGCACCACCGCCACATTCGATGCGTTGACCTTCTGAGCCCCGTCGTAGCCGCCCTTGCGAGCCGCGCTAAGAAGCACGTCTTGAAGGCCGATCGTGCGGGACCGCTTGGCAGCGGCCTCGACCATCGGAGAATCGCCGTGCTTGGCTTCGATCTGCTTGCCGAGCCCGCCGACCATCTGCATTGCGGCGATCGTGACCTGATCGTCGTCGAGCTGCGGCTTGGTCGCGTGAATGGCCGGGCCGCGCCCGTCGCGGAGCGACTGGAGCAACTCGCCCTTCACCTCGGCCACGATCTGCTCGCGGATCGACTGCACGTCGATCTTCGGAGCGGCACTCGCCACGTCGCTGGGTCCGGTCGGCATTGCGCCGCCGTTCTCTTCGCTCTGCGCTGGCCCCGTCGGCATACCGTCGGCGGCCTTCGTCTCATCGTTCATGGGAGACTCCCCCGCTTTCGCGGTAATGGTGACGGCCGTCGCTGCATCGGCCCCGAGCGTGACAAACGAGCATTCCCGCAGCGTGGAACGCGTTACGATTCGCACCGGACCCTCGAAGGTCCGGCCGTTGACGGTGACGGTGTCGCCAGACCCGACGAGCGTCTGCTCGTCCACGTCAGCGCCAACCGATGCTTGCCACTGGTAGCCGCGGTCGCCGAGCTGGACGACCTGCATGGCCGCTTCGCATTGAGCGAGGATCGACCCGTCGATGACGAGCTGATCGCCGACGGTGCCGGTGCCTTGGCCGAGGACCGACTCGAGCGAGTAGTCGTGACCAAAAACGATCGGCACCACGCTCGGCACGGTCATGCCGGCGAGATCGATGACGACCGGCTCGCGGCTCCACGCCTGGCGGATGATGCCGCCGGTGTAGCCCACCATCGAGAACCGCGGAATCCGCGGCGTCGATAGGCTTTCAGCCTCGCCGTAAGCGTCGGCGGTCAGGAATCGCACATCGGCCCGGAGCAGAAGGTTGCTCATGCGTTGGCCTCCTCGGTGATCGAATTGGCAAACGTGCGGCCGGGATCGCCGCCCCATAGCGCCCAGGCAATACGGCCGGCAGACGGGTAGCCGTCCTCGCCGGGGCTCCAGCCTTCGCCCTGCTTGTCCACCTCGTGCCGGGCGAAGTAACTCGCCATCCGCTTGACGGTGTCGAGCGACAGCGGCCGGCCGTTGGCGATGTCGCGGGCGCGGGCCACGCCGATCTCGGTGCCGCCGCGGTTGAACTCACGACGCCAAGAGAGGCCACGTTCGGCCTCGTCGGCCATCTCCGCCGTCGGCTTGTACGACTCTTCGGCGATCACGCCCGGCTCGCCGGCAGCGGCCACGGCTTCCGCCTGGGGCACGACGACCTGCGACGGCCGGTTGCCGATCGACAGATTCAGTTCCGCCATGAGCTGCCGCTCGGCAGCGATCTGCCGAAGCTCGACATCCCACTGCTTGCCCTGGCGGGCGTACTCGGCGGCAAGGCTCGTCGTGAGCGTTGCCAGCTTCGTCTCGGTGGCGTTAGCCTCTTTGTTGGGATCGACGCCTTCGCGGCCGTCCCAGACCCAAGCCCAATTCCATTCCGAGGCCGGCGGCAGGCCGGCGGGGATCATGCCGGGGACGAGCAGAGCCTCGTCGAGCCACTCGCGGAAGATGCGGTCGAGCCACGCCCGCTCAAGTTCGTCCCGCTCGACGCGGACGTTTTGCTCGTGCAGTTGGCCGTCCAGGCGGGCCGACGAGTAGTTGTAGGACGAGGCGTCGAAGGCGGCCTTGTAATACGGCAAGTTCACGCCCCGAGCGATCTCGCTGAGGATCGTTCGCGTGAAGGCTTGGTGCGTGTTGGTGGGCTGTTCGGCCTTGAGCTGGCTGATGTCCCAGCCTTCCGGCAGCGTCGTGAGCGTGCCCTTCTCGATCTCGATCGCGGCGAAGGCGTCCACCTCGTCCACCTGGGCGGCCGGCGAGTTGCTGTGGACGAACGCGGCAAGGTCGGCGGCGATCTCCGCGGCGCGGATCACCGCTTCGGTGTAGCGCCGCATGTTCGCGGTCAGCCGCAGGCACGGCGTCAGTTCCGAGAGCCCGCGGTGCTGGCCCGGCCGGGTCGGCCGGAACCAGTGCAGCATGTTATCGGCGACGATCGTGTCGTACTCGTTGATCCCGATCAGGAAGTTTGAGCCGGGATGCGACGTGAGGACGTGGTAGGCGATGACGTTGCCGTGTCGGTCCAGTTCGACACCGTCCACGAGCGAGCCGTCAGGGGAGATCGTCTGCTGGTAGTCGTAGGCCGGCGAGGCGACTTGGTCGGCCTCGATCAGCCGCAAGTCGAGCTGCACGCCCCGCAAGTCGAGCCGCGGGTTGGTGAAGAACATGCAAAACGCTTCGCCGTCGAGCACTCGGGCCTCGGTGGCGGTGCGGAGCTTGTCGGCCAGGCGGACCGACCACGACCAATCGAAGAACGCCCGGCCGATAGCCCGGTCGGAATCGGCGTTGCCGGTGTCGAGTTGGATTCGCGGCCCGGTGCCGATGAGGTCGTTGCTCTTGGTGACGCAGATCCCGTGAACGTAGGCGTTGTTCGCCCGCTCGTACCGGGCTCGATTGCGGATGATCCGCCGGACTTCCGGCGTGAGAGCGGCGTTGGCCGAGAGCGCGTCGGCGTTCGCCCAGTGCCGGCTGTCGTCGCTCGTCTGCGCGGCGTCGAACCGCGCCCGTGCGAGCGGACGAACGACCTGGATCGCCTTCTTCGGAGGCGACCAGCGGCCGGTGCGGATGAGGTTGGCAAGCCCCATTCAAGTCGTCCCCGGAGGAATGATCTTGTTGAAGCGGAGCCCGCGGTGAGCGTTGCCGGCGGCCGTGGCGTTCCGGCCGGCGAGGTACTTGTCGGCCTCGATCATGTCGGGGATCGACTGCGCCGTGACCTCGCCCGCGTCGGTGCGGACAGACGCCGGCCCCTGGGCCACCGTGTCGATCTTGCTGGCAAGTTCGTCGCTCATGCCGTTCACAATGCGTGACCGGGGCGAGAACTCGGAGGGGGTGTGGCTACGCCTTGTGGCGCTTCGTGACGATCACCCGCTTGCCGTCAGGGCCGGCGGGGATGGCCACCTTCTTCCGCTTGCGGAATCCGCCCTCGCTGGCGGCCGGCTCGAGGCCGGTGATCGACGCGGCAACGGCGCACCCGACGAGACAATCCCACCAGTGATTCTCGCGGGCGACCGACTTCCACTCGTCCACGCTCCGGCCGCGGGCCTCGACACGCACCGGGAACTCTGCCACGAGGTGCTCGATCAGCATCTCGTGATTGCCGGCGTGCAGCATGATGGCTTCCGGATCGCCGAGCCCCAGCCGCAGGCGGCCGGAGACGAACGTCTTCCAGAAGTTCGTGTCGTAGGCGGCCTCGATCTGCGTGCCCTCGGCCGTCTTGCCGACAAGCCAGTTGAGCCCCGCCCGATCGCCGCGATTCTTCCGCGGCCCCATCGGCGTCCCCGATGCCCCGACGCCTTTGCCGCGGCTCGGCAGGATCTGTGCCGCAAACGGTGACGATCGGGCGAAGTTCCTCACGACTGCCGTCGATTGCCCCCAGTTGGCGTCCACCATGAGTTGAGAGATTCGCATCGGGACGCCGTCTTCCCGCTGCCAGTCGCGGGCAAGGAGCAGGCGCGCCGTCTCGTCGAGGCCGGCACGTAGCGCCGCCTCAAAGCCTGCCCCTGGCGAGGCGAGAGCCAGCGTCTTCCGAGCCGATCCGGCCTCAAAAAACGACGAGCCCTGATCGGGGTGTGCTCCGTAGGCGACGACGTGCCCGCCGAACGACTCCGACCACGAGGCGACCAGCCAGTACAAAAGCTTGTCCTGCACGTCAACGAACGCGGTCAGCTTCGTGTGACCGGCCGGCACGATGCCGCGGGCGATGTTCGTCGCTCGCAGCGGGAGCTGCCGCTTGTCGAGCTTGTCGGTGGTGATGTCGTCGGCGAGCGGCGAGTTCTGAAACTCGGCATTGAACGCCGCCTCGCCGCGGTCGATCCGCAGATTCCAGGCGTGTTGGATCGCCGACAGTTCGTCGGGGGCTTTCCGCTCGGCCCACGCCACGCGTGAGCCCTTGTCCATCGCCGCTTGCCGCTGCCGGTAGTAGTCGTCGGCCGCGCCGGTGCCGGTGCCGTCCCGCTGGCCTTCGCGCCGCAGCTCGGCGTACTGGCTCCAGTCGTCTTCGGCGTCCGGCCACTCGTAGACGAGCTTCGTCCGCTCACCTTGCCACGACGGGTGCTTCTGACGGTCAAGCAGCCGGTCGGCCAGGTCGTCGGTGCGGATGACCGTGACGGTGCAGAGCCCGGCGATCCGCTTGCCGGGGCCGGCGAGGCCGAGGATGGCCCCGGAGAGAGTCCGCTCGCGGGTGGCGCACTGCGAGGGGCTCGCGGCCGATTCGTCGGTCTGCGGATCGTCGATCAGAACGAGGTCGGGCCTGATCGTCTTGCCGTCGGGTCGGGTGTGTCGGAGGCCGCGGATGCGGCCGGTGATGCCGGCCACGCGGACAGCGGCACCCGAGGACGCCCCGCCGGGGATCGAGGCGAGCGTGATCTGGTCCGAACCCCACTCGATCTTCGTCGGCTTTCCTTCACTGAGCTGACCCCGTGCCCGCTTGTTGATCCCCTCGAGCGCCCGGATCGGATAGGTCGCCTCTGGGTAGTCGTCGGCCAGGAGGTCGTTCTGCTCGAGGTGGCTCTTGATCGAATCGAGCATCTGCTCGGCGATCGCCTGATCGGAGCCGATCAGCGTGATGAACTGCCGGTGGCCGTTCAGCAGCGCCCAGAGGCATGCCCACTCGCAGAGCGTGGTCTTGCCGGAGCCGCGCGGCATGGCGAACGCGAACAGCTCGCCGCGAAGCACCGCGCCTTCGATCTTCGTGATCGCCGTCAGATGGTCGGGCGACCACGCCAGCGGGAACGACTCGGCGGCGTACGTCTCGCAGAAGAGGCGGAAGTCGATCCGGCAGGATTCCCGGCGGGCCGGATCGACGACTGCCGGCGGCGGTCCGATGTCGCGGCCGGCGGCTGAGACTCGGCGGGCTCGCCGTTCGTCTCTGGACTTGATGTCCTCGTACCGAGCTGCGTCCCGCTTCGCCTGGGCGTCGTCCGGTTGAGTTTTCTTGTCGGACTTCACCGCCATTCAGTCACCGGATTCGTGGCGGGCTAAGAAAACTGAGAAATCTTGGC